CGCCGATACGGTTTTGAAAGGTCAACTCACCATCACGCGACATAAACAGTCGGCCCTGTTCAGCTTCATTGATTTGGTTGAGGTATTGCAACGTGTTGGTGCCAGCCGCCACGTTGTAGCTGCTGTCGTGACCCATGTTGACCGTGCCGGTATCGATGCTGGTTGTGCCGGTGTAGCCGACTTCGGGCAATGCCAGCACGGTGCTGACGCGCGCGCCACTCAATTCAGGGCTGGGGTTAAAAGCCGCCATCTGGGTTTGTGCCAGCAAATAGAAATCATCTGAACACGTCACGCTGACGGTGTTGAATCCAGCCAAGGCAAAGTTGTACGTGTAGGAAGTGACGTATCCGACAAACAGATAATCGCCATTGCGGCTAAGCCTGATTTGACGCATCGGCGCCAAACCCGGCTTGTCGTTTAGCGGATCAAAATAAGGGCTGCTGGTGTCGTATGGGCCGAGGATGCCGGTTTCGTCATTCATGGTGAATGACATGACGCCAGCCGAGAACTGATCGTCTACTTTCCGTCGGCCGCGCCTGTAGCGAATGTCGGTTACGAAATCGGTTATGTCGGCGTATTGCGTATTGGGGCCAAGCGTGTATGTCGTATTGTTCAGCACGCCTTTTGATGCATCATCAAGCGTGAACGAATTGACATCAAAGCCAGTATCGAGCTCCAGCAGGTATGTGCCTGATTGAACGACTGTTGCAGCCATTACGCAATCTCGACCTGTACCGGGCCGCTGCGGCGGTTGTAATCACGCAAAGCATTGACGATGGTGTCACCAAGATCGGATGGCGCCGTGACGGTATTGATGGTGATGCTGATGCCGCCAGTCATGCCATCGAGCAGCATTTCGTTGCCTGGTGCTGCGCCAAAACCGCCACCACCGCCACCAATGAAACCTTCATTAATCGGCAAGATGCCGACCATACCTTGACCGAGGCCGCCACCACCACCGAGCGTGCCACCACCACCACCACCGCCGCCACCGGCTGATGGCAGCGTTACGGCTGGGGCTGGGATTACAGGCACCACAGGAGCCGCAAAACGTCGCTCAATCAGGTCTGGGCCGCTGGTACCCCCACCACCGCCACCTGCGGCGCTGCCACCTGGAATGTTGAATTGTGGCAAATCGATACGCGGCACGACTGGCACGTTGACGCCAGGCAACACATTGATTGCCTTGATAATGGCATTGATCATGCCTACGAAATTGTTGGCAATTGCTTCAAAAATTCCCATGATGAAATTGCCCATGGTCATAAAGGCGTTTTTGACGCTGCCGGTCTTTTCGACCAGCACCATGAAGCCAGCTACGAGAGCTGCGACCGCGACAACGACCAAGCCGACCGGGTTCGCGGCCATGACTGCGTTGAGCACGATTTGGCTGGCTGTGATGACCTTGACTGCTGTATTGAGCACCAAAATCGCTGATGCCAGGGCGCCGACAGCGAGCATGACTTTGACGATGGTGTCGCTGTTGTTTTGCGCATACTCGGCAAAGCGTTGCAGGTAGGGAAGCAGTTTTTCAAGGATTGGCAGGAATGCTGCGCCGATTGATTCTTTGGTTTCGCCAATAGTGAGCGATAGGCGTTTCATGCGGCCCTCGGCGCTGTTGGCTGCGACTACGGCTGCGCCACCCACCGTGGCGTTAAGCGCCTGCATGATCTCGTCGAGCGACGCACCGTCTTTGATAAGGCCGCGCACGCTCGGCACTAGGTTGCCCAGGGCTTTGGTGTTGCCTGCGTAAGCCTTTGCTACGGCGTCGGTAACGGCGCTGAGCTCCGTGCCAGTGGCGGCCGAGATGTCAAGCGAGGCGTTGAGCAGCTCTTGGCTGTATTGCAAATCGCCTGTGGTTTGCACCAACGTCGCTAGGGCTGGCCTGAGCACGTCATCTGCGACCGCTGCGCTCATCATGGTGGCCTCGATGTAGGCCTCGGCAGCACGCACGTTGGCTTCTCCAGCCAGCGTGTTCTTTTCAATGGCTAGAGCCAGCAGCTCTTGGGCTTTGGCATCCTCAATGGCGGCTTTGGTGGCATCGCCAATAACTACGGCTAGGCCGCCGATAGCGGCTGCTGCTGGTAGCGCGGCTTTGCCTAAGGCAAACTGGGCTTTAGCGCCAGCGCCTTCAAGGCTCTTGAATTCGTTGATGGCCTTTGTGATGCCCTTCGAGTCGAACTCGGAGACAATGGGAATACTTACGGCCATTGCTACATCCTACGAACGGCTGACTGGTGCGGTCACAAGGTTGCGGTTGACTTCATCCATAACGCGCTCACACAAGCGGAGCATCTCCTCATCGACCTGCGATTTGTTTTTCTCATACGAAGGCCACATGACGCGTGACGCTGATCCCCAGCGTTGAGACAATGCCCGAGCCATTGAATTGCTGGATTTGCGGCCGGCAATGTCAAAGGTCTGGTTGGCGATGCCTGACCATACCAGCCGAAACGTGCCGACATTGACTTTGCTGCCCTGGTATTCCTTGACGCGGCGTGTGCTAATTTTGGCGACGAGAAACTTCTGCGCGATGGCTTGTGACCAGCCACCGTCACCAATGATTTCGTAACCCGATTTGGTTTTCCATTTGCGATTCATGCCCGACAGCGGTGCAGCTGCCGGCACGGCTGCCTTGGCGTCATCAATTACCGACTTGACAATTTCTTTGTAATCGCGCGTAATCTCACGACGCAAACTTTTGTCAATCTTGTTTAATTCGCGTAAGGCCTCTTTGATGCCGTACACCTGAACACTTGCGCTAACGGCCACGGCGTTTCTCCTGCTGTTTCTTGGCAAGCAGCAACACGGTCGCCAAATCCTCTACATCAAACTCGATGCCGTCTGGCCAGTACCCGGTAGCCAATAGCAGCTCAGCTAACTGGCGTCTGATGCTGCCGGATCCGTAGGGTTTGCGCCAGCGACCTCAACGACGCTGAAATCCTCAACCGACTGAAGCCAAGCGTCATAATCACGACCTTCACGCTTTTGAGCGTTGAGCACGTGCCACGCCATGAACATCAGGTCATCGATACCGATGCCGCCCTGGAGATCGGATGCGCGGCGCTTGAATTTGCGTTCCCACGCTGCGGCAGTTGCGATGGTCGTGGTGACCGTTTCGCTGACCGATTGTCCTGCCGGTGTCTTAAACGACACCTGGATTGTCAATTTCATGCGGTCACATCTTCAACAAGCGTGCCACCAGTGATGGTGATTTCGACTTCCGACAATTCGCCAAGCGAAGCGTTGATTACGTCGAGCGACTCAAGGTAGCCGCCAGTGATTTGGAACTCGGGGTTGGTGGTCGTGATGCCGCTGCTGGTCGGCTTGACTGCCACGTAGACGTTGGTGCCGACAAGGCTGGTGAGATCGACGTAGGTGCCAGGCGACGAGCTGTATTCCATGAGAAGCGTCGCGGTGACGGTCACGTTGGTGAGGCCGCCCACGTAGTTGCGAGCCGACGAGCCGAAGCTGGAAGCGTCAAGGGCTTCGCGCGCCTTGGTGATGACCACGCTCTTGCACTGGTCTGACAAATCCTTGGTCGAGGCCGACGAAGCTCCGATGTTGAAGGTCGGTGTGGCGAGGTAGGTGGTTGCAACGGCCATGTAGCGGTTCTCCTGTGGTTTGCGGCCGCTGCAAGCCTTGTGGGCAGTCTAGTAGGTCTACGGTGCGACTTTGGTGCGTATGACGAGCTCGTAGGCCGGATAGTCGGCGCCACCGTAACTGACGGTCGTGGGTCGGGCTGTGTTCAGGCCGATTTGCGCGGCTCGAATCAAATCAGCCAAATCGAGCAGCTGATCAAGTGTGCGGTTGTCGCCAGTGCCCATACCAACAATTACCACGCGGAATTCCATGTCAGCGACAACGTTGCTGGCCATTTGAATGCTTGGCGCCTCGACGATTGCGCATGGCACGTTGATGTTGCGCGGATCGTTGAAAACCTTTAGCCCGGTAATCAAACCGAGGCGCGTTACGAGCTGGTCGTACCCTTCTTTGAACAGATTGCTCATTACGCCACCTGCGGCTTACCGACTCCGAGCAGGCGAAGTATTTGGCCGTAATTGCCAGTGACCGGGCCACCTGTAGCCAACGGATCGAAGCTGGCGAACGCTTCGGTGCTGCCGCGCTCGCGGTAGAGGATGGCGGCGTATTGCACGGTGCCTAGTCGAGCTGCACCATCGGGCACGGTGCTTGGCGAATCCCAGTAGCCGGCTTCTTGGCGTCGACGGAAGCAGAAAGCGTTGGCGGCCGCGAGGGCCATGTTTGCAACGTCAAGGTCAGCGCTGGGATTGGTGAATGTAAAGCCGAGGTAGTCCTCTAAATCAGCCAAGACAATCCACGTGCAGGTAACCGAGTAGGTGGCTGTGCCGGTGGCCGCAGCGCGCTCCAGATCAGCTGTGGTGAGCGCAAACAGCACCTGATTGGGGATAATGCGCGAGTAGTCGTATTCGTAGTCGCCTTGCTGGCTGACGCCAGTGAGGTAATACTCGGGAAGCGCCAGGATTTTGTGGGTGGCGTTCCACCCGGTACCGACACCAGCAATCGTGATGCTTTGACCGACCTCAAATTCGAGCGGCTCCAACAATTGAACGATGGCAACGTTTGAAACCACCTGTTTATGGGTGATCGTGTACGTCGCCACCGTTCAATGTTCCCTGGAGGAAGGAATCTGTTGGATCAGACGAATTTCACGAACTTGGTCGCATCTGCCATGAACGAGGCTGCATAGCCACGGAAGGCGATGGTGCGGCCGAGCGTCGCAGGCGTGTCGATGCTGATCGCGCCCTTCTGCTGTTCGTAGAACTCGAAGCCGGCGGCTGGGCCAGCGGCGTGACCCATGAAGGAGCCAGGCGCGTTCTTGTCAACGACAAGCACCAAGCCGAGTGGGTTGCCGTTCCAAGTGTTTGCGGCGGCAGCACCAGCGGCGTTCTGGCCGCTGAGGTTCGGGGCGCCCACGAATGGGAACACCGGGCGACCTGCGTCATCAACCGAACTGGCAAGTGCAGCCCAGCTGCCTGGCGTCAGGAACAGATGCGTCGGCAGATAGTTGCTGTTCAACGAGATTTGGCGAGCGCCCTCGTAGATCGCGGCAACCCAGTCAGCACCAACAGCCGTGTCAGTGACCGTAGCGGTCTGCGTGATTGCGGCGTGGCAGGTGTCGACTGCGTAGTTGTCGGTCGCTTCGCCGTAGGCGATTGCGAGCTGGTTGAGCACGATTGCCAAGCTGTTTGGGTCGGTGAAGTCGATTGACTGCTCCGAGATGTTGACGTAAGTGCCGAACGTCAGCTTGCTGACGTTGTTGTTTGACACTTGCACATCCGAACCGCTGAGCGTGTTGAGCTGGCCGGTCGGCTGCTGGGCCACGACTGGGCGCACCGTGATGACCGGGCGACGGAACGTGGTGCCTGATTCCGGCATTGCGCGTGCGCCAATGGCGGTGACGAATGGTCGAATCGGGTTCAGCGAGTCGTAGACCGGCGCAACGATCGGCTCGGGGAGCAAGCCAGGCGTGTCGGAGGTGATGACGTTCGGCGCAGTGGCCTTGATGCGAGCGTTGAATTCGGCAAACTCTGCGCCACCAACGGCGAACTTTGCCATGTATTCAGCGGCCGAAGGCAGCTTGAACGGCGCCTTGGGTTCTGCAAACAGCATTGTGGGGGCAGGAGCCGGCGCTTCGGTGACTTTTGCGGCGGTTGCTTCGACCTTGTCTGACATTGGTTGTGATTCCTCTCGCGGTGGTTGTGTCGCTGCAACATCTGTAATGGTAGCACCCTTGAAGGCTGGTTCAGTCACGAGGCTGAGTTCTACCCAATTGGCTTTGGCGATGACCATCGTGCCATCGTCGTCGTACCGGGCATCGATCACATCGACGCCAACGCTGACCGAATCGATGGCTTCGTCTTTGATGAGCTCAAGCATGTCGCTGCCCTCTGATGTGGCGCTGATTCGAGCTGTAAACACCATGCCTTTTTCGCTGTCTACGCGGCCGGTGACGACGCCTACAGGCTGTGTCGAGTCATGGTACTTGAGCAGCTTTGGCTTTTTGCCAGTGATCGGGAGGCTGCCGCGCTCGAAACGTACTCGGGTGCCATCCGAAACGGTGGCCTCGACATTCCAGGGCACTGCGATGCCTGAAATGGTGCGTGGTGACTCGCCATCCTGGGCGAGAACGAAGGTGTCAGTTGCTGTTAGTCGAATCATCGTTGTCATCCTCGGTTTCGGTGGTAGGTGCCCGACCAGGTGCAGCGTTGTCCTGGTCGGGCTCCATCTGTGCTTCCTCCAAGTATGACTCTACGTCGAGATAAATGTAGCGGCCGCGTGGCGTCACGTTATTCATGCTGAGCGTCTGCTCAATGCAATCAATGAATGGCTTGGCGCCAAATAGGTACAAATCTTGGCGTGCTTGCAAAGCGTTTTGGTATGTCATGCCTGAACCTGACGGTGCGCCGACAAGGTACGGAGGAATGTTGGCGAGTCGCGCCATTTCCAGCGCCTGATAGGTGCGTGCTTCGGTCAACTGAAGTTTGCTTGGATCCATGTACGACTCTTTCCAGTCGACGTACTGGTTCAAAGCGGCGATGGCGTTATTGTTGCGAGCTTCAGCGAAGCCCGCCGCCAACTCGCTCAGCTCCTCGGCACTCAACGGCTCGCCTTCCGTCTGCTTGAGCACACCAGCTGGCGTTTGGTTGCGAGCAAAACGCTCGGCGCTCGTATCAAGGTTGACGTTGGTACGAATCGCCCTGGCACCCATTGACAACAAGCCTTGAATCGGGCTGATGAATTGCACAACGTCATTTGGATTGAGATCGAGGCCATTAAACGTGACTTGCTTGCTCGGGCCCCACCACTGTGGGCCGCCCTGGTCACGAGTCTGCACGTCAGCGGCTGGAATCCACGTGAAGGTGGCCGGGAAGCCGTTACCGAATCGGCTGGTGACCACCCAGAAGGCGCGCCCGTAGAAAATCAGGTCATCGGTAGTCCAGCTCATGATGAAATTGCGCGTGACGTTTGGGTCGGGCTGATGAAACCAGGTGTCGTCTGGCAGCTCGATGTCCTCGTACTCGTCATCCATCCACTGTTTGCCGTACTGATGAATTTCTAGGCAGCCGATCATGCCGCAAATAAGATCGCGCGCACGAGAGATGGTTGGAATCTGGATGGCCGCAAGCCGGTCAAAGCCTGTGGTGTAGGTCATGAAGTTGCCGACCATGT